TATTAACACCGTATGGATCTTGCGAATAAACGTTTATATCATACATTCTATCAGCCATACCATTAACAACTATATCTACGAATTTTGGTATAATAGGTACTGGTTTCCAATCTAGATTAAGATAAGATAAATCACCATTTATTGATAATTCATCTTTATATTTTTGAATTGATTGCTCTCCTCTTGCATATAACCTTAAATTATGAAAGCTATTTTGATTAGATATATATCTATTGTTACGGCTATTGTCAAACCATTCTTTTTCAATAGCTCTTCCAACTTTTAACCCATATTCATAGCTTAACTTCTCTACATCACTAACAACCTGACTTGGAAAAGAATTTTTTATAACTGACTCAGCCATATTTATTTTTCTATTAATTTAGACATAATACCTTTATTTGAATATTTAGCGATATTGATATTTAGTTTTTCTTTTTCTACTTTAGCATTTGGATGGTATAAGTGTCTGTTACAGGCCATTACAGCTAATCCAGAACTTATTGTTGCGTCAAACTTTGTTCTCTTTGTTATATCAAATCTAGTCCAATCGTTTAACGTTTTATTAAAATACATACTTCCATAATTACCGTCTGAAAGGTGACCAACATAACTTTGAATATACATCTCAATAGCTGCTGCATGAGCTTGCTTTATATCTTCACTTGAATTTGGTATTCCACCAACCTCTCTTTCTGCTACGGATAACTTATTCCATAATTTATCTGGCCTATTCATGCTAAACCCCCTATAACCTCTTCTTCTCAAATAATATAACAATCTTGGCTTATTATTTTCACAAAGCATAGGCATACCGTAAAATACTAAAGCTGTCAACACGTCCTCAAAAAATATTTCAGCTGTTTGTGGTCTTGCAACATATTCCAAGAAAAATTGACTTGATGGACAATCTTCCATAGAAAATTTAGTTAACCCATGAAGTGCTCCTTTTGAACCTCTTCCGTCAACCGTACCAGAGATATCGTAACTATCACAACCAAATGCTCCCATGTGTTCATTACCAGGGTATCTTACACCGTTTTTTAATATAACTTTATTTTGTAAATTTAACGGTGGCACCCAACTTACCCTAAACCTTCCTTGTTTATCTGGATAAAAAATCACTTGTGTATCTTTTACCCCATTCACCCATTGGAAATTACCTTGAGTAACTCCTAACGTTCTACTCAATTCTTCATTATAATCTATTTGCTCGTATATTTTTACTAAATTAAATATACTGTTTAGGGATTCATCACGAAATGCGTGTTCTGTAGTTCTCGGAAATTGACGGTAAAACTCATTTAAAGCTTCATGATCACCTTTTAATCCATCAGCTTCATTTTGCCAATGTTCTATAATTCCTACATCTATTAATTCGCCGTCTGGTCCGAGTACATCATTGTTTGGATTATCAAAAACAGGATGTCCGTATTCGTCAATAAATCCTTCGTAGTTCCATTCCATTGGGATAAACAAAGAATATAAACCAGATTTTGTCTGGCCATTTCTATTTCTTTGTGTGACATCCGACGCGTTGTATAATCTTTTAAAATTGTCTCCACCTCTATCTAATGCGTTAGAAGTGCTACCCATCATACATTTACCAACAATTCTACTACCTAATCGTAAGCATGTTTTTGTAACTCTCCAGTTATTTAATATATTATCAGGTCTCTCCCACTTACCACTTTCATCATGTACTAATAGATTTAGTTTTTCACCATCATAACTATTATCTCCAGTATTTTTCCAATCAATAGTTGTATCTAAACCCTGTATATCTTCTAGTTTTTCATTGCTAGTTATTTTCTTTCTTGTAAATTTACTAGCAGGTACTCTATATGCTAATTCTGTTTTAGGTCGATCCATACCGTCTTGAATCGGTTTAAAAAAGAATGGGTAGTTTACGCTAATTGGTACCACTTTGTCTGTAAACATTTTCTTAGCATCCCAACCTGTTTTAGAGAGTATCCCATATCTAGCATCGCTTGATATTGTCGCTAAATTAACTGCTTCGGCCGAAGACATAAAAGAAAAGCCTGATCTACGGTTTTTAAGGTAACACATACCGTAGCATCTCCTATCCGCTTTACAGGCTTCCCAAAATATGTAAAATAGTCTATTTGCTTCTCTGAAATCTGGTGCGCCTACATCAATCTTACTCCATTGTAGATACATATAATGTGTACCTGTAATATAAGTATCTACACCTTTATTTTTAAACCAAAATCCTTCTTCCCTTCTTTGAAATTCTTGATCTATAAAATCATACCATTGTTCTTTACTTTCATCTGGATAATCTCTCCAATCAAATATATTTTTAAGACGAGATAGTTCCTTAGGTGGGTATATTTTAGCCCATTTATCTTCTTTATGTTTAAAAATATTTTTAGATTTAGGTAAAGCTATATTAAAATTTTGTATTTCATATATTTCACCTATTTGTCCGGTTTTAGAAATAACAACAATATCGTGCTCTTTGTTGTAGCCGTACTTCCACTTTTTACCCTTATTAAGTCTACTTATTGTAGTTTTCTTAATGGGTTCAACTATATTATATAGAACTTGTTCGTACATTATTTGGATCTTCCTTCTGCGAATCCTCTAAATACTTTATCCTTTTTGTCCTCAGGTCCCTTTCCTTCAAGTATATTTTCTTCTTCTTGGATTCTATTAAGTATTTCAAACGCATCAAATATTGCTAGCTTTTTAGTGGCAGCAGCATTTTTAAGTCTGTCTGCAGTAATATCATCTCCACTATCAACTATAGCTTCTTTTGCAACTTTGATAAGCTCATCAACTGCTTTGTGCCCAGCTTGGATTATACGCTTCTTCGTCTCCTTGATATTCATACTTAATTGTTATAAAATTAGATAAAACTCTATATAACCGTTTTCCATCGATTATAAACTCATATTCACTACTTGGTCTGAAACCAACTAGATCACCTTCTTTAACAGTACCGTCTGAATATTTAACAATACCAATTAAAGGTTTTTCTGCATCAATATTAAATTGATCTTTAGCTTTTAAAGGTTGTATAAAACAATAACCTTTTGGAGCTTTCCACTCTCTATTTCCTTTATATAAAAAGATTTGATCTTGATTTATAAGGTAAGTATTTTCGTCAAAATAACTCCGACTATTCTTTTCAACACCTTTTATATTATGCCACCTGCGAAACACGTTGTGATGTATAATCACCTCATCACCTGATTTAATATCTGTATCACCAATTATTGGGGTAGATATAACTTTTGCAATTCTATTTACAAATTGATGATTATAGATTTCTGTATTTAGAATAAGTTCTTTATCACCAACTTTCTTTTTATTGTTATATCTCTCTCCTATCGGTGTTACAACAAAGTTGTAAACACTTTTCATTAGTATTCTAGATTATATTCTACAGACACAGCCATGTTTTTATTGAAGTCTTTCCATGGAAGTACATCCTTATCTTTTCTAATATAAACAGAAAATTTATCTTTCTCTTCTACTATATCACAGATTTTATGTCCGCCGTACACTTCCTGACCAACAGCATAGTGCATAGCATCATTTTTATAATCTTTACCTACACTAATCTTTCTTATCAGCTTCGCCATTTTCTGGATATAATATTGTGCCGTCTTGAATATTAATATTGTCTGTTCCGTACTCTTCTTTGAACTCTTTTCTTATGGCTTCTATTCTAGTATGAACATTTTCCATAGCCTTCATTAGACCATATTTTTGAACCTCCATTCTACCAACATCGGCTGTAAGTTGATCTATTGTTTTAATTGTAGACTGTAATCTAGCTAATTGATTTTCTGAAATTTTTTCAGGTTGTTCCGGTATTAAATCTACTACCTTTTCCTTTTTTGTTTTTCTTTTTGCCATTTTATTTAATTTAAGTTAATTTAATTTTATCTTGTAAATCCGAGCGATAAACGCATAGGACTACCATTAATTATTTCATCGTTATTTTCTATAGCAACAACGTTGTTTGCTTCTAATGTGATCACTCCTTCTGCTACTGATGAAACGGTACCACAAAGAGTATCTAGATCGTGAATATAAACTTTATCGCCTTTTTGAAAAGCTTTTCTAGCGTCCACTGTACCTACAGCTATAGTAGTTTGCGCATCAGCAGATATAACACCTGTAGATAAAACGCCAGTAGAAAAATCTATTGCTCCACCGCAAAACCCAGCTACATAAAGTTTGTCATACCCTACGTTTGTTCCACTATCTGGTTCTAGTGACATTATCACAGGTAGATCCATTCCTTGTGCTCCAGTTACACCAGCAGAATATACTTGTCCAAAAGCTGGTCCAATAAAATAATTTGTTGTTCCTTCTATTTTAATAGCACCAACAACATGTCTTGGTAGTTCAAAACCAGCTGTTTGTGCTTCGTTTTCTTCACCTAAAGTACTAGGTGCTGTACCATCAATACTTTTTGCAAAATAAAGATAAAAATCCCTATTTGCTTGAACACCACCGTCTTCACCAATCAAGTGCATTATAGCGCTTTGTAAACAAATCGTACCTTTTGGAACATCAATAGCTTGCCAATCAAAAAGTATATCTCCTTGAGCAAAAGGAGCATCTGTTTTATCATCTGCTATAAATTTAGATATATCTCCATCTACTATGTCAGGATGAAGTTCTGCTGTAAAATAATTACTTGTTGCCATATTTTTTATTTTTTTGTTTTTTCTAGTGATCTACCACCGAAGTAAGCACCGATCACGGTTATTAATACTAATTGTAATAGATCAGTCCACTTATCTTGTACCGTAAAAGAAATAGCTCCAGCATCGATAAATATCAATAATACTGTTGCTACAACTAAAAATATAAGTACCATAGGTCTAACATTTTTGCTAAGCCACGAATCAGACTTCATATCACTATCCCAACGAGATGTGATTTGTTTTTCCATTTCTACCTCATAACTTGAGATAAGTTCTTTTACTTTTCTTTCTGCTTCAAGTTTTTCTTCTTTCGATGTAGTTAAATTATCTATAACTCCACCTACTCCTTTTATGAGTTCTGTAGCTCCAGAAGAAAATATCTTACTTAATATGTTCATTTATTTTTTCTTCTTTTCTTTTTCTATACTATAATATGTTTTACCACCAGATATACTATCTTGTTGAATCTCCATTGGATACATTTGTTCTATATAACCTTCACCACTAGCTCCTCCTGTTTTTTCAATATTTTTTTCTTGATCTGGAGTAGTTACAAGTACAGATTTCTTTGGAACATCAACAAATGGTCCTGGTACTATATCTCGTTGTGTATTACCTTTTTTGTCTGTTTTACCTTCTAGAGTATCTTCTCCTATTATTTTTTTCGTCTTTTGCTTTATCGGAGACGAATTTCCATGTCCATAAAACTGACTTCCTTTCATTTTGTATCCTGTTGTTTCTTTAAATTTTGGCATAGTTTTTAATTTTTAATGTTTTTCCCATGGAAATTGTTTACCACCCTCTGGTATCCATTCTCCGTTAAATAATATTTTTCCTTTGTTTCTTGGATATTTTTGACCATTCCATTTTATCCACTCATCTTCATAAGCTAATTTACCAACCTTCATGTGTGTTAGATGTTTCATTTCATGTGCTAAAATCTTTCTTTCTTCAGCACTACCTGGTTCCACTGATTCATCT